TCTTGATATCTCTGATATGTATTTGGATTAGGATCACAACCATAGTATTCTTCAGCATCACTGGCAAAGAAACCTGCAAGTCTATCGCCCCAACCACAACTTGTATCAAGCACTCTTTTGGCATCTGTAATATCATAGATTGCTTTTGCAACCACTGGTTTAAATTGTGTTGCAATATATGTACCTAATCTAAATGCTGAAATATAACTCTTTTCACTTAGCTGACCACCAATCAATTCTTCTTTACCTTCGATCATAACTTTTTGAACACCATTAATGCCACGCCACATAGGACCAAAACACTTCCAGATATCTTTTGCTGTGCCATTCTCCCATACTTCTTTTGGTGCTCTAAATCCATAACTACCACATTCTAATCTCAAGTCTTGATGAAAATAATTTGACACATCATTAAATGTACTGGCACCATTGATAAGTCCTAGACCATATTGTGAATATGGATATTCATAATCATCATATTTTTCGTAGACTTCTTTTTCAATTTGCTCTTGAGGAATACAGATTGTAGCAGTATTAAACTTCTTTAATTTACCGAAACTATCTCGCATATTATCATACGATATTTCTTTCAAAGGAAACACAGGTCTTTCAGTTGCTATGTATTCAGCGAGGGTTTCCCTAAAGATTTCTTTACCGTACTCGGCGTTCAGTCTTTCAAACGACTTGTTGTCTAAGATAGGTAGTTTACCGTCATTAGCGGCGTCTAGAAGGCGTTTATATAGTGTTTTATCGACCATTTGTCATTCTCCCACAGTTTATACAGAATACTCCTACTTTTATTTGTCGGCACTTACAATGTTTACAGATTACGAATCTCACCCGAAGAACTCCTCTAGACTTGCTTTCTTTTCAAAGTTCCAGTTGATTGCTTTTAGAATAAACTTTAACGGTTCAAGAAACGATTTATTAAACTGCTCATCATAATCAATGTATTTGTGTAAATCAAATTCAGGTGGCAATACAGTCATAAAAGATATTACATTTTCGTGAAGCGAATTAGGTTCTTTCAATGTGATAAACTTAATCTTATCGCCTTCATTAACTTTCTCATACTTCACTAGCTTTCTTTTCTTCAATTGATGATTATATAGTAAAGCACCTCTCACATGAATCGGACAAGACTTTTGATATATGTCTGTATTTGAAGTGTACTTTTTTAGATTATTACAAGAACGAGGATAAGCAATTTCTTCTGGTCGTAACTTTTTGAAGTGAACTCTAAAGTCATCAATGAACTGAATCAATGCTGTTTCATCTTTAGTCATAATCACTTTCAATGCCTCTTTAATCTTAACACGACAAGGTGCAGGAGTTGAACTCTTAACTGCTTCAATACCCATAATCTTTAACTTAGGATCTTTTAAATCGACACCTTCTTCGTTAAACACATTGAGAATATATCTTTTCTTAGCAGTCCATATACCTTTGTTTGCAATCACTTCTCGTTTCATAATCATCTTTTGCTCATATGCATTAACATATTTAGCAAGTCTTTCAAAACTAGAATCAATAAATGACTGTAGTTTTTCTTCACAGAATTTATCTAAAACTTTAACAATTTTTCTAGTGTCAGATTTATCTTTAAATATTTTATTTACAACTTCACCCAATCGAATATAGATTGAGTCAGTATCAGACGCAACAACATAAGATACATTTTTTGTTTTGAGTAAGTTGTTAAGGAACTTATTAACATCATTTTCAATCCATCGAATTGTCAACTGACCTGCCATTGTAATACCTTCTGCATGGCGAACATCAAAGTATCTGAAATACTGATTGCCAATAGCACCGTAAGCACTATTCAATGCAATCTTTCTTGCCAACTGAATATTATGATTCTTTGCAATATCATTCAATAATCTTTTATCACCAGTTTCTTCATACAAAGATTTTGCAGCTAACATCTTATCTTTATAGATGACTCTTTCTCGATATAGTTTATCCATCAACTCTGGAAGAAAACCTCGTTTGTCTGTTCGAAATTGAGCACCGTTAGGAGTAATAGTACGACTATCTAAATCAGATAGATCAACCTTCTCATTTAACATATCTACTACATTTACTTTACCTGGTTCAAAGCCGACCATAGTTTCTGGTGATATATTATACTGCATAATTAAATGTGGATATAAACTATTCAAATCAAAACTACAAATCCAATCGTGAAAACCAACAACAGGATCTTTCACATATGCACCTTCAAAGCCATCAGACTTTTTAGACTCAACAACTGCAGGTACAACTATATTCTTTTCTTTTAAATGATTAAAGATAATACTATCCCACATACGAACTTGACCAAAACAATCTTGATAATTAACTTTTGCCTCATATGCCATTGTCAAATGTAATTCAATTAGTTTCATCTTATCTTCTAACCTGTCAACTAATTCTACATCTTGTATATTATACTCAATAAATTGTTGATAATCATTTTGATAAAACTCTTTGAAAGTATCATATGGATTTTCATTCTTAGTTTCACCCACTTCTACTTTGCCAATGTAATCAAGTTTATAGCTCTCTCGTCTAACAAATGTATGTTTACGATATAGGTCAAGATAATCTAGAGTTGCGATGCCAAGTAGATCAAAATACTTTTCTTGTCTTGCATAACCTAAACTTATAGCAGTACCTTCATTCACAATACCCCAAGGACTAAATCGTGAAATATAATCTTCACCCATAAGATTTTTAAATCTATTCATTAGATAGGGTATATCAAAGAACTTAACATTCCAACCAGTAATCACATCAGGTTTATGAGCAGTCCAGAACTTAGCAAACTTCTCAATCATATCTCTTTCAGTTGAACATTGACGCCAGATCACATCTGGTCGATCATTCACAAAGTTGCCCATGCCAAAGACTAGAATCTTTTTTGTTATGTTATCTCTTACTGTAATAGAAATTAAAGGTTGAGCAGCAACACTAGGATCAGGAAAACCATTCTCACTCTCACACTCAATATCAATTGTAAGAATTTTAATTTGTTTTATATCCCAATCAATCTTATCAGGAAATGTATCTGCAATATATGGATATTGATATCTTGTATTGCCGAAATATTCAAAGTTAGTAACACCTTGATATTCTTGTATCCACTTTTTTGCTTCAACAATACTACCGAACTTAACTCTGTCTAGATTACGACCGTCAAGTGTTTTGTATTTTGATTCTTTTTGAACTGGAATGAAAAGTGAGGGATCATAGTTAACTCTATAACTACAAGGATTACCATCTGCCTTGACACCACGAACTAGGAGTTTGCCGTGATAGGGTAGGACGCTGGTGTAGAATTTCATATATCTTATTATAACAGATTTTTAGTGTTTTGTAAAGCAGAAAGACTTAATTATTCCACACTTCACGATCTTGTAGTTTTACGAGAATCTTCTCGACTATACTACCTTCAGTTTTTAATGCTTCTTCAATACCGATTAAACCTGGTGTTGAATTAACTTCGATAAAATGAGGACTATCTTTTTCTCTATTCTTTGCTGGAATGAAATCAACTCCAACAATGATACCCTCAACTGCCTTAGCAGCTCTTAGTGATTCTTCTGCTTCTTTAGCAGTAAGTTTATGTGTTGTCGGTTCAGAACCTTGTGATACATTACTTCTAAAATCACCTTCGATAATAGGTCGTTTCATTACACCTATGATTTCTTCACCACAGACGATTACTCTTACATCATACTTTGTTGGTAGTTTTTCTTGTAGAATAATATCTATGAATTCATTTTCTCTATATAATAACTGTACGATTGATTGACAAGAAGCAGCACTCTCTACTAGAATAACTCCAACACCTCTTGAACCAGAACCTGTTTTTAAGATGATAGGAAAATCACTATCTAATTCTTCTAGTGCCTTTTCTGATCCTTCTGAATGTAATACACGAACTGTTTTAGGTGTGTCAATTTTATGTCTTTCAAATACAATTTGATTCATCCATTTGTCTGAGCAAATGTCATGGCATTCTGCTGAATTGATAACTGCAAAACCTCTATACTCAAGGTCTTTTGTCATAGCATACCAAGAACGATTACCACTTACACCAGGAGTACCTAATCCTCGTATCATTATGACTGTATTTTTAGCGTCAATCTCAAATGGTTTCTCGTAAACAATATCTTTTTTAGGATCAGGTTCTGCAACTGCACCACCCTTTTCAACAGGAAAACTATTCATGTATAGTTTATCATTTTCTTCACTAACATAAGCACCTATAAACTCAGCAAGTAATACTTTAATGCCTAGTTTTTTAGCCTTCTCTCTTATTAGATCGCCTGTTTTATTAGGGTCATCAGCATCATCATGGGAAAGTATCACCAAACGATATTGGTCTTCTTTCTCCTCAGTAATGAAATCTTTAAACTTGGGTGCCTTCATCTTCTGGTTTCTTACCTATGTTATATTTTGCTTGTAAGTCCCATTCACTCTTTTCTTTGAATGCTAGAACTTTAATTTGTGATAGTGGTGCTTTCTTTTCTGCAACACTACTATTTAGAATGACAATTAATCCCCAATCAGCGAGTAATTGAGTAATTGTGTTTCTTCTTTCACAATCATTTTCTGATAGATTCGATTCTTTACCATCTAAAGCAAATAACTCTTTAAAGTGTACAATAAAATATCTACCTTGTTTGTGTAATATGTGGCAAGATTGAAATAACTTTTTGTCTTTTCTAGACGCCACGCCTATTCTTGTTAATGTTTCTCTAACTTTGAGAAAATCATCTGGTTCTTTTAACTGAACCTCGAGCATTTGCTCTGGATGCCAGTTGTTTACTAATTCGTTCATTTTGTCCCACCTTTGAATAACTTTTCTTTAATTAATTTAATTTGTTCCTTGGTGAGTATATCAAGAGCGGACTTTGCTTTTTCATTATTATATCCATAATACTCTTTTACACACTCAATGTCTTTCAATTTATCAGCTCTTAGAAAAGGACTAAACCTCTTCTTTGCTCTAACACTATTTAGTAGAAATTGGAATTGCATATCCTTATCTAAGAAATGATTACGATTCACTTCATTAGCAAGCATTACAGTATCTTGAAAACCTGATAATATCTTATTGACTATAAATGTAGGATACTTCTTTACCCAGTCTTTATCTTCTGAATCCATTAGATTCTTCTTTGTAAAGTTTATAGCATTTAAATATTCTTTTAATTCGTACATATATTTCTCTGGTGCCCCTTGACAGATTCGAACTGCCGACCTATTGATTACAAATCAATTGCTCTACCAACTGAGCTAAAGGGGCGAGCATTATTTAAATTTAACTTGGGACATTAATTCAGTCAAACAAGCAACTAGATTAATTTCTTGATCTGCAACGAAGGCAGACTTGTATTGATAGTCAGCGATAATTAAAACAGCGTGAGGTATTGTTTCTGGTTGTAAACACTCATACATACTATCATAGATTTTACGGAAGACTTTCACAGGATCATTATCAATATTATTTACTACCCACTTTCTCATATCACCGAACTCTTTACCTTTAAGATGAGATACTAATGTCTTTAGATTTTCATCCGAAACATTGACAAGAATACCTGCGTCAATAGTTCCTGCAACAGAATATCTTTGCAATT